CCAGTCAACCAAGACTTCATACGACGATCGTCAGTTTGTGACGCTCTGTATCGTACGTGCAAGAATGGACGACGGATGTTAGTACCAAGAATTTGATCGTATACAGTTGATGTACCAGCTGGGATTAATACTCCATCAATAGCGCTAACGCCATATCCTGGAGGAATTAGTCCGTCCTCGATACCACCTCTTGTAGAAGCATCGTTTAGATATTTCCAGTCAGTTTTGTAGAAGTCATAAGAACCTCTGCGGAAACCGCTGAACCCTAAATTCAATGCCATATCTTCTGAATTTTCGAAGATACCATAAGAAGTACCACCTTGGTAAGCAGCGTTTACTGCAGCTAGCATATCATCAAAGCCTAGTGAAGTTTCACGATTCAAGAAAAGCATATTTTCTTCAATAGCACCTTGTGTATCTAGGTTACGTAGAATAGCATCAAACTCTCCTAGCGCATTTGCAGCTGCGTTAAAACCAGCTTCTACATTACCACGATCTTGAATAGCAGCGAATAAACCTTCTGTACCTTTAAATCCAGCTGTTTCAGCAGCAGAACCAGCACCAGCTTTTTCGCCTTCAATAACTGACATTTCTAAGTAATCTTCAAAACGTAGTCTTGTTTCAGACTCAGCTTTTAGATACCATAGATATCCAGATGTTCCGTCCTCTGTAGCAACTTCTACCCAACCAATCTGAGCTGTGTCAGAACCAGAAACTACATATTTGTTTCGGATAATGATTGGCGAGTTAGAAAACTGAGTAAATGAAGGATCAACACTTACATAACCGTCAGCTAAAGCAGCTGAAGTGTTATTAGGTGTAGACGAACCTTTAGCGTACTCAGAGCCATAGACAAACATTTTTATACCAGTAGCAGCAAGTGAGCTAGTGTCTGCAGCAGTATAAGGCGCTACAACAACATCACCTGAAGTTAAATTAGATGATGTTACAACACCAGTAAGTTCTTCACCAGCGCCGTCTAATAGTACAACTGTTTGATTTACAGAAATTACGTTTTTAACGTCTGCACCTACATTAATACCAATAGTACTAGTGGCACCGTTGTTAGTACATCCGTCATACGCAATATGTAAACGGTTTTGCTCAGACCAAATAACTTGGTCAGAAGTCATAGGCATTTCAGCACCTACCATGCGCAAGAATCCAGAAAGCGTACGGTTTCCGTATCGCTCTACTTCTTGCTCGTAAATCTCAGGTAGATACTGCTGCGCAAATGTATCAGAATCGCCAGGATTAGCACCTCCGTTAAATGAAAGGAAGTTCGTATCTAGCAATTGTTGTTTTTGACTTGGAACAATAGTCCCAAATAATGGATCAATAGCCATAATTAATTAATTTAGTTTTTTAATGTTACTTTTTTAACTTTAAGTTTTGAAGAATCAACACCGCTAATAGCTTTAACTTTTAGTCCATTTACAAATACTTCACCTTGCGCCGTCTGTCTAGGTTCAGTCGAAATGTTTTTCGACTTAGCCATGACTTCTTTAACAGCATCAGCTTTTCCTTGCTCATAGAAATGTTGAGCTAAAGTATCAGCATTACGAGCTGCATACAAAGCTTTGTGGTAACCTTTAGCATCAGATATTTCTCCTTTATCGTTTAAGAACGTCTTAACGAAGTTAGCAATATCCGTTTGTGCTTTAGCTACAGACTCAGGATTTTTAACACCATACCTAAACTTTTTGTCTCCAACTGAGAAATCAAAACCTTTGAAATCATTAGAAAAAAGTTCATTAGTAGTGTTACTAAAATGTTCCTGTCTTTGTTTTACAACTTGTTGCTCTTCACTGTATCGATTGAAAAAATCCATAGCTTTTTGTTGCTCTTGGGTTACGCCCGGTCTCAACTTGATCTCGTCGTAGTATTTACCTTTTAAGTCTTCCAAAAAGTTTTTGGCTTTTCCAACTTCTTCTTTAAACGCAATTTTCTTTTTGCGTATTTCTTTTTCGTCGTCTAACTCTTCATCATAAGTAAAGTCTTCTAGTAAAAGACTTACATCTTCATGATCAAGATGCGGTCGTGTTTGTTTATAATATTCTCTTACTAACGTAGTGTTATCTACATTTGTATAATCTGCATTAAGTCGCACGTAATCAGCGACTGTACCACCAGTTTCTTCCATAAAAGAAACTAGCTTTTCAATATTTTCAGGTAACTGTTTTGTTGGTTCTGCCTGCTGTGTCGGTTCTTTAGAAACTTCGACTGGCTCATTAACTTCTGTTTCTTCAACTAAAGTTAAAGGTGTCTCTACCTCCTCTTCGGTTTCCCGTACTTCTTCAACCACTTCTTGGCTGTTGCTACTGTCTTCGGATCTTTCGACAATAACATCGCTATCATTTGTCTCTTGTGTTTGAATGGCATCTTGTTCTTTTATTTCAACTTTAGTTACTTCAGGTACTACTTCACCTTGAGCTTCTGCAGCTGTATTAGGTATTTCAACTTTAGTTACCTCTTCTGTTTTACCTAAGTTTTTAGGTTTAGATGGTTTTTTAATTTTAAATTCACCTTCTTGTTTTACTTCTTCTGACATAATATAATATAATTAAATAATTAAAAGTTTTTTTAACGAGGTTCAAACTGCTCAAGTCCAAATCCTCCAAGCGCGTCATTACCAGATGATTCAAAATCTTTTGGTAGTTCGTCGTTTTGACGCTGTGATATCATTTGAGATTGTTGCGTGCCTATAATTTTAGCACGTTTATCTTTACGATCTTCTATTTCTTTTTCACGAGTAGCCTCAGCGTTAACTTTAGCTTGTGCTAACTGCAAGTTATAACCAAACTCTTGCTCCATTAACATTTGTTTTATTTGAGCTTCACGTTCTAGTTTTTCTATTTCAAACTGAGATTTACCTCGCTCCAATTGTAATTTACTTTCTGTTAACGCTTGTTGCTTTTGCACTTCGGCTAAAGCAGCTTGTTCAGAAGCTTGAGCGTTAGCTTGTGCCTGCGCTTGAATGTTTTGTTGCTGAGCTAAAGCTGCTTGCTCTGCTCGCTCTTTTTGTTTTTGTTTAAGATACTGATTAGCTAATTTAATATTTTTAATTTGTCTAATATCAATAGCATCTTCTAATCCTATTTGACCACCTTGTAAAGCAACTTGTATATTTTGTTCTAATCTTTGTTGCTCTTCTTCATCTGGTTCTAACTCTAAAAATATACCAAACTCATGCATGTTTAGTTTTTCTATTTCTTGTAAAGAACCAACGTTGTATTGATTTATACAGCTTATTAAAGCGTTTTTAGTAAGGGGAAAGCTTAACATATCTGCAGCACGTAAACTTATATTTTCTGCTGATCTAATAGTCAAATACATAAGAGACTGCAATATATGTTTTGTAGCAGTGTTTGAAGCAGCTGCAGCTAATTTTTGCAAACCTACTAAAGCATTTTTATCTGGCTGACTACCGTCACGAGCTTCGTTTAACCCCGTCACATCACGTATCATTTGTAAATAATACTGATACGTTTGTACTAGCGCACCTATTTTAGCTTGACCATTAGATGTTTGTAACTCTTGAATCGGAACCTTACCAGGATTAATATCGCCATCGATAGTTTTAGATCTACCTACAATACTACCAGTTTGGAAGTACATGTTTAAAGCTTCTTGAGGATTATAATTTGTACCATTACCTAGATCGACTTCAGATAATCCATCAACATCTACAAATACACCATCTGGTACCATGCGGGCTAATACTTGTTGTATTTTTAAATGAGTAAGCTGTATCATATCAGCAAACCCAACACACTTACTTACAACACTTTCTATTCTACCTTTGTATATTCGTGGGGCAGTTATAGCGTAGTTCATTTGAACTTTAGTTTGATCGCTATAAGGTCTTGTCATGTTTTCAGCAAGTTGCCATTTAAGCATTTTTTCTTGCCCAAGTATTTTAGCGCCGCTATATAAAACTTCTATAGCTCTATGTACTCTTTCAAAGTTTTCATTTTCAGGTGGATTAAAATCACCTGGCTTTTCTAGTGCTTTTTCTAAACCCTGATCTGTTTGTTTAATTTTAAATACTTGATTGTTATATGTTTTGTATTCAAAATATAAAACTTGCACGTTGTTATAGTTATCATCTTGACCCCAATAGTTTCTAGTGTAATTAGAGTCGCCTGGATATTTTTGTATTTCTTCTAACTCAGCGTCAGTTAAATATGGAAACTGCTTTTTAACTTCTTCTAAACTTACGCTTTTTACTTCACCTACATAATAAACATCTTCAAAATTAGGATCTTCTGTATATGAATATACTAAATTAGCAGGATCTACGTAGTCAATAGTAATACCGTTTGCTAGATTAAAATCTGTCTTAACACAACTTATACCAAGCACAACTAAATCATAAGCTAGTCTTTTCTTTATTTCGTCGTATTTGTTATAATTAAATACATTTTCAATTAATTCTTCTTCAGCTATTTCAATAGACTGCTTATAGCTCAACTGCATATAAAGCTCTAGCTCTTCTTCGTTTTGAGGTAAAGCATCTGGGTTTATACTAGAATAAAAATTTTGACCAGTTAATTGATTAAGTTGTTCTATTTGTTCCTTGCTTTGCATATCTTTAATAGCATTAAAAATATAAGCAGTTCTTTGTTTTATAGCAAAAGGATCACTTGCAAAAGATTTTATTTCGTAACCTTTATCGGTCATGCCATTTACAACAATATCTACAAATTTAGATAATACCGGGACTGGTTTCCAGTCTAAATTCAAATAAGACAAGTCGCCATTAATTGATAACTCATCTTTATATTTCGCGACAGACTGCTCGCCTCTAGCATATAACCTTAATCTATGAAAATCTTGCCAGTTGTTACCAAAACGACCACCAGCGCCTAAGCCACGATCACCTCTAAACCATTCGTTTTCAATAGCTCTACCTACTTGGAAACCGTAATCCAAAGTATTCTTTTCTGCATCTGGTACCACCTGACTTGGAAAGGAACTATTTACATTAGTATAAACCATTTATTGTATTATTTTTGAAATGTAACCTGTGTTATCATATTTTTTAAACGATATGTTAACTGGATCTCGTTGTTGTATGTTTACTGGTGTTGTATGTTTACTGGTGTGTATTTGTTTTTATTACAAGCCATTATAGCTAAGCCAGAACTAATTGTTGCGTCAAACTTTGTTCTGTTGTTTATATTAAACTTAGCCCAGTCTTCTAATGTTCTTTGAAAATACATATCACCATATCCATTTTCATTCAAACCCACGTGGTTTTCTATATATGACTCTATAGCAGCAGCGTGAGCTTGCTTAATATCTTCACTTGAATTAGGTATACCACCTATTTCTCTTTCTGCAACAGACAGTTTATTGTATATTTTATCTGGTCTGTTCATTGAAAATTTTCTATAACCTCTACGTTTTAAATAATACAATAGTCGAGGTTTGTTATTCTCTGCAAGTATAGGCATGCCATAAAAATGCAATGCCATTAAAACGTCTTCAAAGAATATTTCAGCTGTTGGAGGTCTTGATATATATTCTAAAAAGAACATATTGAAAGGAGCTTGCTCCATACTGAATTTAGTTAAACCATGTAGTGATCCTTTTGAACCGCGCTTGTCTACTGTTCCAGATATATCGTAACTATCACAACCAAAAGCTCCTACGTGATCGTTACCTGGAAACTTCACTCCATTTTTTATTATTACACGATTTTGTAGATTTATAGGTGGAATCCATGAAACTAAAAACCTACCGTTATTGTCAGGTACAAAATTTACAGTTGTATCTTTAATGCCACCAGCCCACTGAAAATTACCCTGTGTAACTGATGTTTTATTTTTCATATCTTCATTATGATCTATTTGCTCGTAAATCTTAGTTAGATTAAATAAAGATAACTTTGCTTCGTCTCTAAACGCATGTTTCTCTGTACGAGGAAATTGACGATAATATTCATTTAAACTGTCCTGATCATTTCTAAGACCATCAACTTCGTTTTCCCAGTGTTCTATAACACCTGTTGTAATTAAA